TCGTGGTAATGTAATTGCAACTTTTGAATCTAAGTTTGCATCTTGATCGAGTCTTACTAAAAACTTTTGTTTTGGGCCATATGCTAAAGGAACTTTCATTTTTTGAGTTATGTTTCCATTGTTGTCTTTTCTAACAATATTAATATTATTAAATATTGTTCCAAACGTGACGACCATTCGTCTTATTGTTTCATGATAAAATTGTTGTCCTAGCATTATGTTCTCCCAGCATCACCGAATGGATTAGATTCGCTGAAGTCTAATATGTTTTCATCCTCTGTTTCAAATAACTCATTCTGAGCAGTTGTATCAGTTGACATGTCTCCTACTATATAGTCTTCTTGAATGATATAACTATCAACTCCACTATCGGCAGGGTTTTCAAGAAGTATGCTTTCACCAGCAGATGACTCATCAGTTTCAGATACTAAAGTATCACCTGTTTCTGCAAGTAAATTATCAGTGTAACCCTTTTGTGTGAAAAACTCCAATGCAAAACTTTGAGTATATCCACTTGTTTGTTCTAGAGTCACTTGATGTTGTAACGCATCACCTGTTAGTGCGTCTTCAACAGCATCAATCGCAGTTATACCTGTATCAAGAACTTCAGAACTATATTCAAACTGTTTACATCTTAACTTATAAACAGGGTTATTGTCAAGTTGATGAAACGGGTCATCTTCATCAACAAATGCGACTTCAAATATTTTATCTAATACTGGGTGATAAATTAAATCACCTTCTTTTGGTCTGTTTGCATATAAACTTGTAGATGCGGCTTCACCTCTTAAATATGCAGTTCCAAATGATGCACTGATTTTATTTGTAAGTGAAGATGTAATTGTGCCTGATTCTAAAAGTATTGAACCTTGAGTAGATGCAGTTGCAGTTTCTAAGTCCATTTGATGAGCAACATCGTCAAATCTTGTTCTACTTACAACAAAAGTAATTTCATTTCTATTCTCTAAACCAAATTGTTGTATTAGTTCTTTTTCACCTTGGTATCCACCATCTGCATCCTCAACATACATTTCTATTGTTTGTTGTTTACTAAATGTAGATAGTGAGTCCTCACCAAATATATCATCTCTTGCTGTTAAAGTTCTATCAACATAATTAACATCGTGACCATGTATTTGTATTGCTTCCTTAATTAAATCTGCGTATAGATTTTGCTCAGAAGCAGATGCCAACTTGCCTGATGTTGTAAATGCTTGATTAACAGCCATCTTATCCCTTTATGATCATATCTGGGTATTGTAAATTTTCTATATAAGTTTCTAGTCTTTCGATTTCTTCTTGTGCTTGTGAATATATTTGTTCACCATTATATGTTACTCCACCAAGTAACGCAACATTTTGAAACTTAGATAAGTTTGTACCCCATTGTCTTTTGATTAGTGAAGTGGCATATCGTTTCAAATGCATATTATTATATAAATCTGTGTATGTATCTGGGTCTAACTTTCTATAACACTCAATAATTAAATAATCATCTGCGTTTACATCGCCATCAACATTCATGTCAAGATATAATCTTCCTTGATGTTCATAAAATCTTATAGGTGTTTCGCCAACTAATAGGTGTGATAGATAATCTAAATGTTGCATTGTCATTTCATAGTGAATTATTGATGTTGATGAAAAATCATAAAGATCGTTTAGTCTTAGTTGATAACGAATATCAAACATATTATTTGTGGCTGCGTTATCAAATGAAAATATTCTTAATACTGATACTACACTAGAAGGCATTGATATAAAGTTCTTACCTTCTTCAAATGAAAATGTTAATGAATTATCTGCTCTATCTGTCGCTGTTGTGGTTGCGTTTGTTTTGAATCTTGCAATATCAGATGCAGTCAGTTTATATTTCAAATACATTTTCTCAATATTATCGTAGTAATAATGAGCAAAGTATTGAATCGCTTCGTCTATTCTATCATCTATTTGATCGTCTGATACGTTAATATCGACAACCCCAAATCCTAAGTTCCTAAGACAATAATCCTTCAGTGTTGTTTTCGAGTTTGGTTCTGCCATTTAATTTTCCTTCTAAGTATTTATGTATATCTCTTTTTGGTGACCACCCTAATCTAGTCAATTTTGTAATATCTGCCGTATTATCTAACATTTCACAAGACTCACCTACTCTTTTTTCAACATTAAATCCATAGTATTCTACTAAATTATTTACATGTAATCCCATACCTGATCCAACATCATATATTCTATCAAATTCAAAATCTTTTGCATATAAAAATAATTTTATCGCATCTATAACATCATCAACATGTATAAAGTCTCTGATGTGATTTTCACTTACAAACTCAAGTGAGTTGTTTATCATTCTTGAAAACAACATCGTGTCTCTTTGACCATCACCATACACATTTGAAAATCTAAGTGCTACATTTTGTAAATAATTATCAGAGATTACCTCAGTCATTTTTTTAGTCGTTCCATATGGTGATAACCACCATTCTTTTGCAGTTGATGATGATGCAAAAATTACAGGCACACCAACATACTCTGCGGCTTCAAAAACTGCTCTAGTTCCTAGAGTGTTTGTTATATGATAACTTACGGGATATTTTAAACTTCGTTTCACATTTGCTTTTGCGGCAAGATGCACTATCCTCTCTGCATAACCAATATCATCAGGCGTTATGTGAAGTATGTCTTTATCATCTTTTTTATCCCAACCGATAACTTCATGACCATCATTAATAAGTGATTTAGACAAATGACTTCCAATAAATCCTTTGTCACCAGTGACTAATATTTTCATTGACAATAATCTCTCAATATGTTATAAGTATATTTATATCACACATGGATAACAAATGTCAAGGGTAATTTATAGTCTATACATTGATATACCAGAGGATGATTTGGATTTTTTTGATAAAAATATCATAAAAAAAGATCAAACACCCACTAATATCAATACTAAAAATCAATTTAAAGAACATTATAGTAAAATAATTGATAATAAAAAAAGATATGCTGATAATATTGGTGTAGATTTTCATCTTCATGAAAATGATAAAGACTTTAAATATTATGTAAAGTATTTCAAAACACACTTTCCATTTATCACGATGTATAATATTGTCAACTTCTATAAGTTAGAGTTGATGAATAGTTATTTGGTTGATCATGATGAAGTATTGTATTTAGATTTTGATGCGATGCCTGTAACTAAAGATAACTTTTTTGAAGTGTGGGATTTATCAAAAGGTATTGCAGTTTATAATAATAATAAAAATATTAGACCAACTCATATGCCCCTAGATATGGTAAGGGGAACAATACGATCACCTTCTGCAAAATATTTTAATGCGATGGCAATGTTAGAAGAGAATAACATGTCACCTCAATGTGATGTTATTAACACTGGTATCATTGGATCAAATAAAGAACATTGGAAAAAGTTAGATTATTGGGGTGGTCTTGTCAGTCTATTTGATTTAATGCACTATCTGAGAAGTGATATATACGCAAAAGATTCTATGTATCCAAAAAATATTACTGATACTTTTGGATATGATAATGAAACTATTTTTTCATATAAACTAAAAGAAAATGATGTGCCTGTGCAATGGTTAAATAGTCAGTGGCATTATTTTTATGATACAGAATTACATATACCTAAAGAAACAAAAATAGTACACGCAATAAACAAGGAATTTGATTATGTCTGGCGATTCGAAAAAAAGATTAATCTTTAGTATCTACACAAAGGTAGAAGAGGACGAAGGTTTTGTTTCTAAAAGACAAAATCATATGAATCAATTTGAAACACACTTTGATAAACTTAAATATGGTTTAGAAAATTATGCAAATATTTGTAATGCAGATTTTAAATTAATACAACCAGATGTTCAACACTTTGATAATTTAAATAATTATAAAATAGAACTATGGGAAGATTTTTGTGAGGACTATGATGAAGTTTTATATTTTGATTTTGATATAATTCCTAATACAACAAAAAATATATTTGAGTCTTTTGATTTTAATAAACTTGTTTGTGTGATGTTAGATACACCGATTTCTCGTTTTGTATATTCAAAAGAAGATTTAGATAACAAAGAAAGATTTTACAAAACACTTGATAAGTATCACTGGTTAGTAAAAACAAAACAATATCATCATATGTTAATGTCTGAAATGATACAACCTAAAACAGAATGGATGATTAACACAGCAGTGTTTGGTGGTAATAAAACTTTCAGAGATAAGTTAAAGTTCAGTACAAGATTACTAACACATCAACATGTCATAGATGAAATAAAAGATATGGATAATAGATATTTTTATAATAATGAAATTATAATATGTTATTCTTTAGAGAAGTATAATTTACTAGATGATGTGCAAAGATTACCACAACATTGGTATGGTGATGTATTTAATGATAGTGATTTAAGATTGTGTCACACACACTATATTAATCACATTTATAGTAAAGACTTTGGAAGTGTTTTTAAGACTTTGAATCTTTAATCTCTAATAATATTTTTAGAATCTCAATAGGATCTTTTGCTTTTCTTAATTTAGATTTAACATCTCTATCTTCACAATTTTTAACTATGTCTAATTCAAAGGCTGCAAGTTTTACAATAAACAAATCTTCTTTTTGTTTTTCTGTATCAAAGTCTTCGAAGAAAAGTCTAAGTCCATATGAATAAAACTTTGTATCTACTTTTGATGATTGTGTTTCACTATCATAGTATGCAATAGGATCAATTAATAATCCTTGTTCTTTTCCAACACGAACTGCAAACTCTTTAAAATATCTTTCTTCTCGTTTAATTCTTTTGTACGTTAACTCATGCATAGTATCAAGATCAGTTAATGTTAAAAGTTTTTTTGTGTATTTGTGATCTTCATCATATACAAAATTAAACTCATCTTCCTTACCTTTATCATTATAAAAATATACTCTTACATGAGTTCTTTCGTTATTTGTAAATTCAGCACGAATAAAATTATCTTTATTCCATAAGTTATAATGTGTGTCGTTATCTTGTTGTTCTTGTTCACCAACTGGTTGTTTTTCTATAGGCGCTGGTTTTGGTTTGGTTGTCAAAGGGATGTCTTTCAACTCCATAATATACTCCTTTAGGATTATGATTTATTAATTTTAAATGTAAATGTCGATATTGTTCCGGCTGATCCGTTAGGGAACTTTTGTGATCTATAATCATCAGCTCCAACAAATCTATTTGTCTCTGTGCCTGATCCGTCTAATCTTGTATCAGTCATTGCAGTTCCTCTATCATCACCTGATCCATTAATATTATAATCAATTTGATGATCTGCGGCAACATCATCATCCACTGCAAGTTTTCTTATGTATTCTTGAAGTAGTGATTCGATATCTGCTTCTGAGTATTCATTCAAGTTATTACTTGAATTATCGATAAACAATAATGTTCTTGCAGGTGAGTTGTCAACTGCGTCTCTTCTATGCAAAAAGAACTCATTAATATTTGTAGAGTGATCTTGGAAAGAACCTGATGATCCTATTTGATCGGCAGAATAAGAACCTGTGTCTGCTCTCGTGTCTATGAATACTGCTGTTGAAGAAACCAGAGTGTGATTTGATAATGAGTTAGAGTTATGAATTGTAAATGTTCCACCATAGTCACCAGCAACTGCTTCACTACTTGCAACCATTAGATCAATCGCAGGTTTAATAAATGTATCAACAAAATCTGCCTCTGTCATAGATCGTATCGCTTCTGCTGATGAATCATAGTAAACGGGAAATGCCACGTTGTTAGTATCACCAGAAACACTGACAGATGCCTTTGTCTGTGATAATTTATCAAATGAAGTTGTAACAGTTGTTAGAGAACCAGAACCTGGGTGTGAGGAGTTTTGTTGCACAGCAGCAGATGATCTTAATCTTGTATCATCCATTTGTGGTGAGATAGTACCACTCGAACTCACAACTGAAACAGTGACCGATGGGTTGTCTGCATATTGTTTGATTGCTTGTCTTTGATATTCTACAATCTCAGCAGCTGACAATTCAATTAAACTACCACTACCATCGTAATATAAAGGTGTTCTTGCTGTCATAATATCTCCTAATATATACTATTTACAACCTTTTGTCAACTATTAAATTGCAGCGTGTCCGTTAACAGTTTTTAAAGTTGATCCAGCTGAGTTTTTAATCAAAAGAACGGAATCTGGTGTTGCATGAAACTTACCAGTAGATCCAACAATCTTTGCTTTCTCTACGGCAGTTTCAGAATTACCACATCTGAATGAAAGCTTAGTTGCGTTTGATGAAGAACTAAAGTCTCCCTCTGCCATCGCAACGATACCTGCAGCGACTAATGTAGCATCAGTGCCAGTTCCCTCATCAGGTGCTTGGAAGAAGATTCCACCAAGTTCATCGTCTGCGGCAATATCAGTATCACCAGACTGTAAAGTAATTGTTGCTGATGATCCGTCTGCTGTTGCTAAGTCTTTAAGAGTTAACTTACCTGTAGATGACATTTCTAACAATCCACCATCTGTACCAGCGGCAGCAGATTTACCTGTTGAAAAACTTAACTTTGTTGCGTTATTATCTGCGGCAAAGTTACCTTCAGATACAGCTTTAATTGTGGCTGCGACTGTAATAGCATCTGTACCAGTTCCTTCGGCAGGTGCTTGGAAGTCAATTTGTCCTAAGACATCATCTGCGGCGATATCGTTATCACCTGCTGATAAGTTAAACTTAGGAAAACTATTGTCAGCAGTTGCAGGTACAGAAAGAGTAAGACCTGCGTCAGCAACGTGAGTCAATGTGACATCTGAGTCTGCACCAAACTTAATTACTGCGGCATCTGATAATAACAATAAGTCATCACCAATCACAGCATCTTTTGCTACAGAAAGTCCACCGTCTGTTTGAAGTGAACCATCAGTTGTTGATGTTGCATCAGTTGTATCATCTGTTTTAAGAACACCACTGAATGTACCTGTTGTTGCAGCCAGTGTTCCAGCCACTGTTAATGCACCGTTACCAAGTGTTAATAAGTCAGTATCGTTTGCACCACCAATTGTTCCAGCTGATTTAATTACAATGTCATCTGTTACTGTCAAAAGACCTGCTGAAGATAATGACATCTTTTCAGCAGCTGCTTCAGAAGCACCAGTTTTAAAACTTAATTTTGTTGCATTAGATGAAGAACTAAAATCACCTTCAGATACAGCTTCGATACCTGCGGCAACTAAGATTGCGTCTGTGCCTGTTCCTTCATCTGGTGCTTGGAAGTTAATCGCACCAAGAACATCATCAGCGGCAATATCTGTTTCACCTGTTTGTAGTGTTAATACAAAAGGATTATCATCACCTGTTGCGGCTGATTTAAAAAATAGACCATCATCTGGGTCGTGTGTTACTACAACATCTTGGTCATTACCAAATTGAATTGTACCACCGTCTGCCAGAAATAAATCTGAGAATTCTTTTGAAGCAGAACCCAATGTAGTACCGTCGGCGCTGACTGGTAGTATTGATGTTCCGAATGTACCTGTGTTAATTACAGGCGAAGTTAATGTTTTATTTGTAAGTGTGTCTGTAGAGGCCGCCCCTATCATAGCAAATCCACCAGCAGTGCTACCGTCGTGTACACGAATTGTATCTTTATCTGTATCGACAGTCAACTCACCTAATGCGCCAGTGAATGAGTTATTTTGAGAGGTCGTTCCTCGTCTAAATTGTAGAACTGTTGGCATTTTTAGTCTCTCCTATATCTATATTTATATATTTATACATTATATACCAGTGCCAGATCCTATTTCTTGAGTCGATGTTGACCCTTTAGGTTCTGCCATATCATATAAGTCTGATGTAATCGCAACACCAAATGCATCTAATGAAGTTGCACTAAATGGTGTTTCGCCTTGAGCAAGATCAAAGTCACCCGTTGAAGTTGGAAATACAAATAATGTAGAGTTTGTAAATCCTAAATCTGTTGTTAAAGCAATCGTGCCTGTATTGTCAGGTATAGTAATAGTTCTATCGGCAGTAGGTTCTGTAACTTTTAAGATAGTCTCATTAACATCATCTGTTGTTCCTTCAAATGTAATTCTATCACTTTGAATATTTAAAGTTGTTGGTTCTACAGTCGCAAGTTCAAATGAACCTGTGATTGTTAAGTTTCCTATAGATGCAGACGTGGCTGCGATTGCAGAGAAGTTAATATTACCTGCTTCTAATGAAGAGACATCAGTTACAAGATTATTAAATTGACCTCTTAACTGTTCTATAGTTCCTAGATTACTTACCTGTGTTGCATTAATTGCCATTTTTGACTAATTCCTTTAATAAACTTTTGATCTCATGCATCTCACATTTTAAATTATTTATCTCTCTTGTTGCATTTCTTAATTCGTCATTTCTTTTTTGAACTTCTATTGATCTTGATCTTGCCTTCATATATGCAGTTGTATTTCTATTGATGATTGCACCTGAGTCTGTATCTCTTACTAACTCTGCATATCCCTCTACTTTTAAATATCTCTCTGTCATTATGTTGCCAATGCAATCAACCTTAAATCTTTTATTCTTGGTGGTTGAGCTGCGTTTGTTCCTTGTCCTACTATCTTAATCGCAAACTGAATAAACTCAGGTAATGGTTCACCTGTGCCATCATCTGTCACACCTGCTGTGAAAACATATTCTTGGAAGTCGTCATCATCTACAGATGCATTAACGGCAACATCAGTTGTGCCTGTAGTATTGAAGAACTGATAACCTAGTTCATCAAAGTCAGATGCATCGTCTGATCTTAGAGTTCTAAACAATGCTTTGAGTTCAGCACTATTTCTTCTATGTGCTGAGAAAATTAATTTTATCGCAGTGGCTGGATTTTCTAGTGCGACTTTTTTAGTCATGTAAATAAATGCATTTTGATCGCCATCTGGTTGTGTTGAATCTCTGTAATCAGTTGTTGGGAAAACATCTGATGAACTATCAATGTTGTTTATTCTATTTGCAACAGCAATAAATGATGCACGACCTAAATCAATTACAGGTGATCTATCTGTTGCATTACTTGTCAATGTGATAGGCACGAATAATGACTTCGCACCTGCAAGTTCATTTGTTTCATTAATATCAGATGCAACAACATTTGATACAGCAAGATCAAAGTTTTCATTTAATGGAATACTTAACGCACTTGCTAGTGCTGTTGTAGAGAATGATGTTTCACTACCACTTGGTGATGTACCAGTTGTATTTCTTAATGATGTAACTATCTTTGTATTTGGAAGTTCTAATGCACCTATCAAAGTTTTACCAGATTCGTATCTATAGTTTTCTGATGCATAGACATTGTTACCACCAACTTCACTTGTTGTTGATCCACCACTAATTGTTGGTGCAGTTGTTAAACTTACTGTGTATGAATCCATACCAATGTTTGCAAGAGCAGTGTGAACTTTGTTTATCTCTGTCAATGGTGTTCCAAGTATTTGATACAATTCAACTGTATCACCACTTGCATGATTTACAGCAGTTGATCCGTCAGTTGCTCTTGTCAATGATGAAACAGTTCCACTACTATTTGAACCTGTGATTATTTCATTTCCAATCTTTAATGTTATACTTCCAGCTGGGAAATTAGTATTTGATGTCAATGTTAACGATGTATCAGAGGCAGTTATCGCTCCGTTTAATGTCGTACTGATACCTGATGAGACACCTGTAATTCTTACATTGTTAGAAGTTGAATACATACCATGATCTATATGTTTTACTTTTAATACTGTTGAACTGTTTGTTAATATGATAGGATTTGATTTTAGTCTCTTACCATAAACAGTTGTTCCTAATTCATTTGATACTGCCTCACCAATTACTTTATTTTGTAAAGTTAGTGTTCCAACTTTGGATGTATCAAAAGATGCTTTCTTTACTGTGAACTTCATATCTTCAGATTGTATTGCAGTCCAAGTTGAATTGTTTTGTGATTTAAATAATACACCTAAATGTGGTTGTTTAGATACAATTCTTGTTCCACCAATATCTGTTTGACCCATTTGTGAAATCCAAATCGCAGGTGAGTTTGAATGTGTTCTAATAACGATACAATATTCTTGTCCTTCTTTTACAAACACAGGTGAGTCAAATGTATATGTTGTGGCAGTTGATGCATCAGTTGATGTGTTTATATCTGCGGCCTGTAAAAGTTTTCTACCAAATGGTAAAATTTTTGGACCAGGGTATCCATTGATTACATTTCTTAATTCTATCCAAACAGGTTGATCATTATCTTTTGCACCGAAGTATAAATCTACAGATGTTAAGAAACATCCACCTGGTTCTTCGATGATAAATGTTTGAGCAATAGGATCATTATATCCACATCTTACTTTTCTAAGTGATAAACCCGAAACATTTGTGGTTCTAAATCGCCCTGCTCCAGCAACGAAACCTGATAATGCATAAGCATTTCCTTTTTCTTCAATATCACGATCTCTACCTTGATCCTCTACACTGATTGTTCTTGTTGACGTGTCAAGTATAGATGTTGTTTCAGTTACAAAATTTTGAGACACAGTTGCATTTCTTGTTGCAAGAATTGTTTCTTGTTCAGTTTCTAAAATACCTTTTGCTTGATATGTAACACTGGCTGCAGTCTTTGGAAGAGTGACTTGATTATTGTCTGAACTTGATGTTAATCTAAATTCTACTTCACCAGTTTTAAATTTAGGAATATTCTCTTGACCTTTGAATCTATACTCAGGTATTCTAAATGATCCATTTACGTTACCAGTTGAATTTGTAATTAGTTGAGAACCTTCAACAACTGTTGATGCATTTGTAAATTCTGTAGATGAAGGTGTAACAAAATTTGCAACAGCAGTTCCGTCAAAGAAAGGATAAACTTTTGTATTAGGATAGAAACCTGTGCCAGTAAAGTTTATTGTTCTAGGTCTAATCCAAGGTATCAATGCTTTGGAAATAGTTCTTGTTCCTTGTGTTTCTTCTTCAACTTGTTCTACTAACTCTGTTCTAATACCTGTTCTACTTAAATCTGATCTAGTTGTTTCAATACTTCTTGTAATTAAATTACGACCCTGTCTAACTTTTTCTGTTTTCGTAGATACGACACCTGACCATTGTGTTTCCCATGAGTTCCAAATTGTTCCAAGTCTATTTTCATTTGCAGCTAAAACTGCATCATAGTTTCCGTCAATGTTAATAATAATATCTGGTTTAGTTTCAGTTTCAAACCATTCATCACCTGGTGGATCTAAATCAATATTACCTACCCAGTTTGCATTTAGATATGGATTTACTTTTTCAAGTGTTGTTGCATATGGATTTTCTGACTGAACAACTTCAGTATAAGGAAGAGTAATAAGGTCACCAGTTCTTTGATAACTTAATGCAGTTCTCTCATCAGTTGAAGATACTGTTTCTTCAAGTGTTGCAGCTCTCAATACACACTTAGGTCTTAACTCTTTATTTTCTTGATCAATCGCATTTTTGTAATCTTTATTTTTTACGTCACCAACTCTATGACCTGCAAAGTTATCTACGATGAAACCAGATTTAAATCTATTTAATCCATTTGCATCGACTACTTCAAATGATTCTGCGTCTCTTTCTAATAGTGATAAGTTTGTATAATATTCTAAGTTCTGAATTCTCTTTTGCAGTTTACCAATATCTTTCATTGTAAATCTTTGATTTTTGATTCTTTGAATATTTACGTCTGTTGGTTTAAATGTAAATGCAGGTATATACATTGTGGCAAGTTTCATTGCACCGTCTATATCTTTTGGTTCGTTAGGAACTTCGGCAGGTGTTCCTTCAACAATTTTAAATGATCCACTTTGTGTTAAGAATAAAGAAGCAATTTTATTTAAATAGAATTCAAAGTCTAATGTTCCTAATGTACCTGGTTTAGGTGTGTCAACTGTAGAACCACCTGCGCCATCAAACTGTCTATGAAAGAAATCAAATGAACTACCAGTAATTGTATCTACGGCTGCAAGAGTCGTTGATGACCCTGTTATATTTTCACAAGTTGGTCTAAAGTCTAAACAATCTGATAAATCAAACTCACCAGTTGGTTCTGGTTCATCTGGGTCAACTCTCGTTGCAGTATAAGTTGGAATATCATCATATCCCATACGACCACCTATATCAGAATATGAATCGACACTAAAGAATAATCCACTTGAATGATCAAAGAAGTCAAATACAACTAATAATCTTCCTCTTGGTTTTGAAGCTTCAGGTTTTAATTGTATTCTTGAAATATCATAAAAGTTATCTCTTTGACCTGTATCTAAAGTATAGTTTGATGTAATTACTTTTGATCCAGCAGTAAGTGATGATATTGTCGCAGTGGCACCTGATGATGCACCTGTAATTGTCTCACTCGCAGAAAAATCAGTTGCACCTGCACCATTGATCAAATAATATGATATTGGTGTTGTAGGATGAACGATATGAGCAGTCGCACCAGATGTTCCACCAGTAATTTTCTCACCTCTTATGAATGTTCCATTTACATTTGATAATGTAAGTGTTGGTAAACTCGCATCTGTGCTTGTATCCTCTGAGTCAAATACAGCACCTAAATTAAATGCATCTGCTCTTCCTAAAGAGATTGTAGAGTCAGTTGCTTTAGTTCCAAATGCACCTGATGTCGCACCTGCAACTTTAACTTGTTTTGATAAGTTTGTTGTTTTAATTCTTTGTGTAATATTTGTTTTCAACATAGTTGCAGTCAACATAACTTTTGCAGCATTACCAAAACTTGAATTATCTGTAATTGTTATTGTTGACGTGCCTGTTCCAGCAACATTACCACTTATTGAAACTATGTCACCTTGAACAGAACTACCACTACCTGCTGTTAATACGTTAAGTGTATAATCTTTTTCTGTATGTGATAAGAATGTTTCATTTGCCCCAGCAGTAAATGATACTGCACCAGATGAGTTAGTTGTACCTACGAACTGTCTTCTAATAGTAAATGATGTGTCAGATATTCCGTTATTCGCAGTTGTTAATAATGTTTTGATTGCTGATTTTGAAAGTTTATATAATGCAATATTTTTTTCTGAATTTGTAAGAGCTCCTACCTGTCTAGTCTCTAACGCAATTGTTGATGTACCATCTGCTTCTGAAACAAAGTTTGCATTTTCATTTGTTCCACCTGAGTCTGTTCCGTCAGCAAGTAGTGATCCCACTACGTTACCTGTGAGAACTAAGTCGGCAGTAAAGTCTTGACCTGCGTCATCATCATCTTGGAATAATGACCTTGCTTGTGAAATGTCATGTGTAACAACTTCAGATATTGTCAAATCAGCATTTGCAGAATCTTCAACTATTTGATCTGATTCAGAACTATCAGATGCAGTAATTTTTTCACCTGATACAAAAGTACCTGAGACATTTGTTAGAACAACTGTTTGACCAGATGTCAAACTTCCAAAAACAAAACCTGTTGCACCTGATGTAACACCTGTAACTTGTATTCCACCATTTGAGTGATTTGATAACAATGTTGCAGAGGGTTCGCCTGATAAAGTTAAGTATGTAAATGGACGAATATCAAAAACAAACAATTTGTATATCGCATCTGTATTTCCAGCACTACCAGAATCAAACTCTATTGTTCTTGCTCTACATACACCAATTTGTCTACCTGATGCTGTTCCTCTAGTTTGTATAACATCATCATGTATTTGAATTTGTTTATATGGTGTTGTCTCACCACTAATGTCTGAAACTTGTGGTTGATTATATAAGTTATCAATTTTTAAGAAGTTTCCTAGTTCTGTATTTAATGTACCAGTATTTACTGTATCAAAACTTCTTGCCTTGTTTACATCTTTAAATGTGATCGCAGTTTTTTCTATTTCATATCCACGAACATATGCTTTACCTGGTGATACTGCAAGAACAAACTTATCTTCAGTTGCGGCATTTCCGTCTTGTGTCTCATCATTTGCATTTGCATAAACACCTCTAAACTCTTCACCTTTTACTGTAGATGTAATACCTTCTCTTGCATCTATCTGAAATGGTCTTACTGTGTAATCACCTGACTCATCAAATGTTCTTCTTGCAAGTGTATCACCGAATACAGAATATTCAGTTGGTCTTGCTTCAAGTTCAGTAGAACCTTCATTAACTGTAAGTATTTCAACAAAATTTTCATCGGCAGTAGATGATAAAGGTATGGATGTTAATGTTAAACTTATTTTTAAACGATGAGCACCTTTGGCCGCAAAGTTAGAAGCACCTGTTGCATTATCAGTCAACGACTCATCTGTCTCTGGTGATACCAACTCCTCTGATACTGTAAACCCTACTCTACCCGTTGCTTCTTGACTTGTATCTGATAATACTACAGTCTGTTCTTCCATTTGAACAAATGTTCCACGAATATAATAAACACCATTACCTGCTGTGACGGCAGTTCCTATTTGAGATGCAGTCGTATCATCTGCTGGTGTAAATGTAGTTGCTGAATTAGCATTGATAGAATATGCAGTTGTATGAGTAATGGCTGCATCTGCAAAAATATTTTCGCCATCTTGGAAAACTGTTGTTTCTAAATCAGAACCTGCTGAAACATAGTGAACATAAAGTAAAGGTTGAGTTGTTGCAGTTGCAGCTTTGAATCCTATAACTTTTGCTCTCACTCCACTTGTTGCACCTTGTATCTCTATAGGTGATGATGCATTATAATATTGTGATACATCAATTGTTTCACCTGCAAAGGTTGATGCAAGTCTGATAGAGTAATAATTAGGATTTATATTTTGATTACCAGGTATGACAGCAGTTCCTTCTTGGAACATGTGATTACCAAATCTTTCAATTTGATTTTGTAAGATAGATTGTAGTTGCGTTAGTTCTCTGGCTTGTACAGCAAAGCCTGGTCTAAACAAGATACGATGAAAGTTTTTATCTGTAGAGAAATCATCGTAATATGGTGCAACATTTAAATCTGTTTTTTGTGCCATATTAGAACTCTATAATAATCTTTATGTCTTCGGTTTGGTCTGAAACCCTTTGTATTGGTTTTCTATTCTCAGTGTAAATTATGTTACCAGAATCAAATTTAAGTTCTGGGTTTGCATAACCACTTGTTAATGTTATTGTGTTACCACCTGCAAGTGTGACTGTCTCTGAACCTGTTGTACTTGGTGTTCCAACAGCACCACTTGTAGCACCAGTGATATTATTTGCACCACTAAATGCTGTAAATGATTGGGTCGTAGTTGCAGTTCCATAACTAGAGAATCTCTCTTGTTGATAATATAATAATTTTCTAGAATTATCCCATTCAACCACTCTACCAATAGCACCTGTTGTTGCTTGTGTAATCTGTTCATCAACATCGAAGTTACCAGTGTTAGATGAAAACTTAACAACATAAGTCATTCTTCTTGTTGATGCAGTTGCCACTGTTGATGTTCCAAAGTCTGTAGGATCAACAACAATACCTACATTTCTAAAATCGTTTGCAACTGTAAAGTCATCACCTTCTGCTTGTGTAAGTGTTGTATTAGTCATGACGAAGTGTCCACCTAGTTCATTAACAGCATTATTTCCATGACCACCTTTAGGTGAGATGATTGGACGAATTACAGCGCCTGTACCAGAACCAACAGTTGTTGATGAAGATAAACTTGCATCTGAAAATACATTTGTTAATGATACGTTTGCAAAAGTATAACCTGATCCACCTGCATGTATAGTTGTGTCTGTTCCAGCAGTTAATCCAAAGTCTGCAAAAGATCCACCTGAAACTGTTCCACGAACTATCGCACCAGATGATGTTCCTTGACTTGTTCCGTCACCAAAAATAGGAAAGTAATAAGTTCCGTCTGTATAACCTGATCCAGCAGTAACTGCTAGTGATTCTATTTTTCCGTCAGTTGCAGCTGCCGCCACAGTTGAGTCTGTAGATACTGGCATATAATCAGTTGTTAAAAACTTTGTTGCCTCTGACGCAGTGATATTATACATGTACTTTAAAATATATCCACCAGATGCAAAAGGTGTAGTAGATGTAGAGGTAGGTTCAGAACCAGAGAATGCAGTTCCACCATTATTGTTTAATACTTTGTAAACATTATTACCTGATGTTACAAAATAAAAATTACCTTGATATATTGAAGATGCACCTGATGTTGTAGTATTAGATGATGTTACTTGATCATCATATCTATCAAAAACTGTACTATTAACCCAGTTAACTCTAGGAAGAGCATTAGAGATATCTGAACTTGTAATAAGTTTTGCGGCCAACATAGAATCATATCTGTAAAATTCGTTTGATACTGCGTCTGCTGGTGTTGGTGGATTTGTATCTGAACCTCCACTTGTGCCACTTGTGAATGGCGTTGCCTTACCTATGAAAAGGTAATATGTAGATTTTGATGCCTCAGAAAATGATTCAACGAATTGTGAAGCATTATGTAATCTGAACTTCTCTGTAATTATTGCTGTCATGACTTACTCTTCCTTTGTTATATTTATACTCTTATTTATACTACGAAACAGATATTCCTATCACTGAACTTAAGGTCACTGGCACACTTCCCTTTGAAATTAAGTCATTTGGTCTACCTTCGTTTAAACTTAAATCAAAATTTTGATGAGGTATCTGTCCTTCATCAAAAAATATCTTTGTTTGTTCTGCTAATAATAGATTTGTTTGTGCATCTATGTCAGAAAAATCTATTTCATACAAAATAGCGAACCCTGCATCAGTGCCATTTATATCTGTGCCGTCTAAAACAAGGTTATCTATCTCAGAATCTTCTAATAAAACACTATCTTTTATCTCAGGTTGTAGTGATCTTTCTAATGCAAGTAAGTGTCCGTTTGTTCCAAGTGTTCCAATCTCTGCTTCTAAATGAACAACATTTGAGTTTGGCGAATAATCTTCTATTTCTAGAACTCCATTTGCCTCTTGTGCAAAATTTTTATTTCCTAAGATTTGTTCACTTATCATTCTTTCATTTGATTCACCTAAAATTAATCCACCACCTTCAAGTTCTATTCCGTCATCATCATTTGTTCCAGCGTTGATATCACTTTGTCCGCTTTGTAAATGTACAAAAGGATTTTGAACTCCAATGGTTCCCTCTTCTAAAGTTAAAAATCTACCAGTCTCACTTTTAAGTGGTGTCACACTATCAAACTCAGATATAATTTTACTTTCTAATTTAAATCCTTCAACCGATGCTGGATTCTCTAATAGTATTTTACTGTTTCTAATTATGTCAACAATTCTAATACCATCCATATCTGAAATTGTTATTAGTTCAACATCAGTAGGATTATCTTGTAGTAAAGTCTCCCCTTCATTTTGAACTGTGTTAGTAGGAAATGAAAAAATAGAATCCTCTGCAATAAGGTTAACTTGTATCGATCTTTGTAGTGAGTCCTCTGCGATAAGATTATCACCATTAGTTTCTTGAACAATAAAGTTGACTATACCTAAAGGTTCTGTTCCGTCTAAAACTATTTTACCATGAAGTGTATCTTCTAGTTGTATGCCATCACCGTCCTGAGCACCAAATGAACTTTTACCTAAATGTAATAATAAATTTTTTTGTGCCACTATCTTGCCCTCGCTTGTGATTGTACAACATATTTAAAGTTAGGAATAAATGCAAGTTCGTGATCTCCACCTTGTGTTGTTGCTGTCTCTGCAAATATTCTATTACCTTTTCCATAAACTGTAATTGTTCCGTCTTCACATTTAATACTTTCATTCGCATCTTGTGATAAGAAACTTTCTGCTATCATATTGACATTGCCTAAATCATCCTCTGCAATGATTGTGCTTCCAGCGTTTGATGATGAACCATCACTACCATCAAGTGCAAGTGTAGATGTAGATGAACCATCGATTGTAATTCTATCAGTTCTATTACCAATTCTTGCACCAACTCTTGGCACATGATGTCTTCTTTGCACAACTTCATCAAATAAGAATTCAAATGTAGATGCAAGTATCGGTGAGAATGTATCAACTGTATCAACTGGGTCTTGTTGTTGTGAACCTGCATTTTGTAATGCAACTGAAATAAATGATGCGACAGATACTTTTCCAAAAGGTGCAAAACCAGCAGGGTGTACTGCCTTCTTTAATTCATTTAAGAATGTTGCAGTTGATTGACCAACTTGTACTTCATATGAAAACTGTTGATAATAGAATGAGTCTTGTACTCTGATTAAGTCTTCGCCAACTAAAGATTTTATGTTTATATAATTACCCACTGTATCTTGTGTGACATTAACACCAACACTTGCAGTTCCTATATCTGCTAATAAAATTGTACCAGTTGCACCACCTGAGTCTGTAATTACTACATCTTTACCTGAGAAGTCAATATCATCTTGATTAATAATATTTTGACCTGCATTATTTTGTGAACTATCAGTTCCGTCAAGAACCATGTGATCACCTATTGATGTTGAGTTTTGTGTTTCACCAACTAACCTATCACCTGTCTCTGCAATAATTAAATTACCATGTTGCTCGTTCTTTAATCTTTGACCTGTCTCACCTGCTAAAAATCTTGTGCCTACATTATGTAAAGCATCTAAAACTAATTTGCCATCTTCGTCACCAACGACACCTAAGAATGTAGATTCTAAAAGGATATCACCAGAGTCGTCCTCCATGTCTATACCAAGTAACGGATTCTCACCTGCAGGTGTTTCAATTAATAATCTATCTTTGTTGACACTTGTTCCGTTTAATAAAATATTATCACCAACATCTGTTAGTATTGTATTTCTAGATACGACTTCAATCTTTCCACCTGCACCTGCATCATTGGGTGAATAATAAAATAATTGTGGTGCATCATCTGCCACAACTATTTGTATGAATGCACCTGTAGTTCCTATAGGTGTTGTTATACCAGACTTAGTTACACCTGTCGTATATTCAGATCCACTCGCATGTGTTCCGTTGGCAGTAGATGAAAATAAAAATTGATGATTTAAAGTTGTGTCTGCATTATATAATGATGAGTCAGACAAATCAAAATAATATGTGTTTCCTTTTTTTATTCTCAATTGTTTTTGTTTGACATTATCAACAATAAAATAATCTTGTGCGTTAACGTCTGGTTCATCAAAAAATTTTACATCAACACGAATAAATTTAGTTGCCTCAACTGTGGCACTTGTTGCATCTAAAATAATATTATCATCATCATCGGTCTCTTCTATTTGCACATCTTCTGCTAATATGTTATTCTCATTCAGTGCCGAACTATGACCTTCTTGGACTTGAGGTATATTGAAGGCTGATGATTGTTCTAAATCAAACTTTATTGTATTTTCAAAAGTTGTATTTAATTGTTGTTTATCTGAATCGTAACTTTTTACTGTTCCAACATGAGTTGTTAAAGTATTGTCAGCTGCAAAAGTGCCAGTAACATCTTTTAAAATAAAGTGTGCGATTAATTCTGCATCAGGTTTATCATTTGGATTATAATCAAAACCACTGTCGTTAACAACTAAAGAATCTATCGCACCAATATCATTTGTAAGTGCAAGAAGTTTAGTGCCTGAACCATTTGATGATTGCACTGTTATTGTAGGTAGTGCATCATATCCCTCACCTTTGTTTGTTAGGAATACATCTCTAATTGATGATGCTTCGGCATCAGTTGCGAAAGTATCATGTTCAAGCATAATTAAATCTTCATCTGATTGGAACGCATCTAAAGATACCTGAGTTTCGTTTGTTAATAAATTATCACCTGCATCTGAACTTGATAAATCTGTTCCGTCTAAAATTAAAAGATCATTTTCTTTTGGTGGATATTCAACATAAGGACTACTATCATATGACCCAGTTGGAAAGTCTGCTGTGCCGTGATTGACTTGAGAGTTTGGCATATAAAAAGTAAGACCTGGGTATTCTAAAAAAGTATGTGCGTGTGAATTATCTTCTCCACCTGCACCTGATTGTGTTAAAAATAATGGATAAAAGTAACCTGTTTTACCAGCACCTTTTTGATCATACTCTGCTGTACCATAAAGATAGAATGGGCCGTCTATTACATCTGTTGATTCTAATGCAATGTTAAATGGTTCCTCAGTTGATGTAGTTCCCACATCTATAATCAAACTACCTGAACTATCCTCTAATAATATACCACCACCAACGGCAGACACTACACCTTCTGCTCTTGTTATTCCGTCACCACCTGTAAAAGTAAGTTTATCATTTACTTCATAACCACTACCAACAGTTTGTATAAAGACATCAGATACAGAACCTCTTTTTATTTTATCTACAAGTACATCAGCAAAACCATTTCCTTTAGTATTATCAATTGTTAAGGCTTCTTTCGCTGTGTGTAATATACCATCATTGATTACAGTTGCATCATTGACAATCGATTTAATTCTAAATGTGATTGGGGTGTCTGTTCTGTTAGATGTTAAATTTATTATTTCACCACTTTCAAAAGTTCCTAAAACATCTTCGATATCAAGTTCGGCAACAGAGGCTGCGTCTTGTTGAAATACAGAAGCAGAATCTACAGTTGCAGTTGCACCTGAATCATCACCTGTAATAATTTGACCAACTGTTTCATCAGCGGCTGCACCTAGTGACTCACATCTAATTTTTAATTTCTTTCGCCAGTTACCACCAGATACATTTAGAATGTTTTCGTTAGGATAAAATATATCTGCATTTTCACCTAAGAGTATTCTCATAAAAAGTTTATGACCTTCTCTTGTTCCTTTTGCAGAGTATAAGTCTTTAATATTTTTTACAAGTTTTCTTTTTGATATACCATTTGCAAGAGACTTTGGTATGACATTTAAAAATGCTTCTCTAAACTGATCGAAGTATTCAAAGATAGTGTTATCAACATTTGCATAATCTAACATCTGTTGAATATTTTGAACAGGGTTTGTTTTGTATGCTGTTAGTTTTGCTTCTGCACCTGAAGTTCCACCTGTGACAGTTTCATTCAATTCAAATCTTTGATTAGATGTAATATAGATTACACTGTTTCTTAAATCTGTAACTAATACTGTGGCAGTTGCACCTGACGTTTGACCCGTAACAGTTTCACCTACTGTAAACGCAACAGAATCTTCTAATGATATTCTATCACCTGTCTCTTCTAAAACGTAGGATGTTGTTGTAGGTTCTTGTATAAGATAATTTGTAGTCGTTGCAAAGGTCATCTTTGCAGACTCTAAGAATTTGTAAAAGTCTCTTACAAAAAGTCTATAAGTTTCAAAGTCCTCGTCTTGTATAAAGTCAGGTAGTTGACCTTTTACAAGAGGCGATACTTTTTTTGTAAATGTAGGATCATGCATTTTTACTCATCTCAATAACTAGAACTTGAACTAGATGAACTAGAACTTGAACTAGACGAAGTAGAACTTGTACCTGATGAACCATAAGTTGATGTTCCACTTGAAGTTGCTACACTTGTTGTTGCAGTTGAACCTGAACCAGTTGTACTAAATGCTGTACCAGATGTTGTTGCAGTGTCAGATGCACCACTCACTGTTGAGTTTGCAAAATCTATTTCTAGAATTTGATTTCTTACAGGCACAATATCATTTGTACTTGGTGTAACGATAATTCTAATTCTTGTTGATGTTAAACTATCCACGTTTGAAACACCTGTAATGTTTATATTATTAATTGTAATCAAACCAGAATCATAATCTATTGACCCTGCATTTG